CACGAAGAAAAGACAACTAGAAGAAAAAAAACTAGAAATCTTTGATTCGTTTATTAGAAAACTATAATATTATAAATATTATCTGAACTCGAAAAAAGTTTGGAGTTTATAGTACTATAAAATAAATAAAGAGGAGATTTTCAATGGCAGAATCAGAAAACAAGACTGAATCTATCGTAGAAGCTTCAGCAAATCCAGACGCTGACGCTCCTAAAAAGAATGCTGTTGCAGCTGAACCTAGTCATCTTTCAAATGACGCTGAAGATTTAGGCGCACCTGTAGTTAAACCTACAGACAGTAATCCAGACGGTACGAAGAAAGTCAATAAAGTTTCAGACGCTGTATCTAAAAGCGCTCAAGTAGCTGGGGAACCATCACACTTGAAAGCAGGATATCACGAAGAAACTGATTCTGAAGATGAGGTTGTTGAATCTAAAGAAAAAGATGTCAAAAAAGATGTTGAAGAAGAAGAAGTGGAAAAAGAAGGATATAAAAAGAAATCTTTGAAAGCTTCTAATTGTGAAGACATTAATGTTAAAGAAGACATTGACGCTTTAGTAGGAGACGCTAACCTATCTGAAGAATTTAAACAAAAAGCTGCTACAATCTTTGAAGCTGCAATTAACTCTAAAGTTAAGGCAGAACAAGAAAGATTACAAGCAGAATATGATACTAAATTTGAAGAAGAAATCTCAAAATCTAAATCTGAACTAACTGAAAAGGTTGATTCATACTTGAACTATGTGGTTGAAGAATGGATGAAAGAAAATAAGTTAGCACTAGAAAGAGGTATCAAGGGCGAAATCGCTGAGGACTTCATTGGTGGTCTTAAAAAATTATTTGAAGACCATTACATTGATGTGCCAGATGAGAAATATGATGTTCTTGAAGACCAAGCTTCTAAGATTGAAGACTTAGAGAAAAAACTTAACGAAGAAATTGAGAAGAATGTTGAAATGAATAAAGTTAATGGTACTTACAAAAGACAAGAAATCATTGATGAACATTCAAAAGACTTGGCAGATACTGCTAAGGAAAAATTCGACAGTCTCGTAGAAGGCGTTGAGTATTCTTCTGAAGAAGATTTTGCACAAAAAGTAAAGACTATTAAAGAGTCCTACTTTGAGCAAAAAGCTGAGAAGTCTGCTTCGGCAGATATAGATGATGTTGCGGAGGGCGATGAATCTAATGTTGATTTATCGGATGCTATGGCTGCATACACCAACGCAATTAGTAAAACAAAAGATATTAAAATATCTAAGTAACTAAAGAGAGGAGAGAAGAAGATATGTACTTATCGGAAACTTATGAAAAGAAATGGCAGCCAGTCTTAGACCATCCAGAACTTCCTGAAGTAAAGGATAGTTATAAGCGTGCCGTTACATCGGTCATCTTAGAGAACCAAGAAAGGGCTCTTAAAGAAGACCAAGCTTTCCTTGCTGAAACACCTACCAACAATACAGGTAGTGATGTTGCGAATTGGGATCCAATCCTAATTTCTCTAGTAAGAAGAGCTATGCCAAATCTTATTGCTTATGATATCTGTGGCGTACAACCAATGACAGGTCCTACAGGACTTATCTTTGCAATGCGTTCTAGATATACAACAATGAGTGGCACAGAGGCTTTATTTGATGAAGCTGATACAGACTTTTCTGGTCGTAATGCGACTGGTTCTGCTGTTGATGGTTTCTCAGAAACAGCTCATAGTGGAACAAACCCTGCATTGTTAAACGATTCACCTGCTGGTACCTTTACAACTGGTACTGCAATGAGTACAGCTGCTGCTGAATCATTAGGTGAAGATTCAGGTAATGCGTTTGCTGAAATGGCGTTCTCAATTGAGAAATCAACTGTAACTGCTAAATCAAGAGCGTTAAAAGCTGAGTACACAATGGAACTTGCACAAGACTTAAAAGCGATTCATGGTCTTGACGCTGAAACTGAACTTGCTAATATCTTATCAAGTGAAATTTTAGCTGAGATTAACCGTGAAGTAGTTAGAACTATCTATACTAACGCTGAAAAAGGTGCTTCTGCAAACACAGGTACAGTTAATACAACTACTGAAGGCATATTTGACCTTGATACAGATTCTAACGGTCGTTGGAGTGTTGAAAGATTCAAAGGTCTTATGTTCCAAGTAGAAAGAGAGGCAAATGCTATTGCACAAAGAACTCGTAGAGGGAAAGGTAATATGATTATCTGTTCATCTGATGTTGCTTCTGCACTTCAAATGGCTGGTGTTCTTGATTACGCTCCTGCGTTAAACAACAATCTTTCTGTTGATGACACAGGTAACACTTTTGCTGGTGTTCTAAATGGTAAATATAAAGTTTATATTGACCCATATTCTGCAAATAACACTGCTAAACAATACTTTGTAGTAGGTTACAAAGGTACTTCACCATATGATAGTGGCATGTTCTACTGTCCGTATGTACCATTACAAATGGTCCGTGCTGTTGGTCAAGATACTTTCCAACCAAAAATTGGGTTTAAAACCAGATATGGTTTACAAGCTAACCCATTTGCTGAAGCTGGTACAGGCGACGCTGCTGTTATTAACGGCGCTGGTTCTGCAAACAGCAACAGATACTACCGTAGAGTACAGGTTGCAAACTTAATGTAATCCTTACTTGAAAGAGTAAACGAATTGGGGCGACTAGTTTTACTACATCGCCCCTTTTCTTTTTGTATAAATAACTATATAATATTTTAAATTATGACAGGTGAGTATGAGTGATATTAAACAACATGAAATAAACAAAGAAGAAAATATCTTTATCAAAGGATATTATGCACCCGATAATATTGTAGACCCTCTAATAGAGTGGTGTAAAACATTATCTTTAATAGGTGGTTCTAGTATGAACGCCTCTACAGGTGAGATTAATTTTTGGGATGGCAAGATGAGTACACACAAAGAGTGTTATGAACATGGTATATTTTGGCCAACTATTCAAGAACCCTCTGTTTTAAATTTTCTAGATTGGTGTCAATTTGCAATGGAACATTATATGGATGAATATCCTATGTTAAGAGAAGGTGGTGCATTTAAAATGGACCCAGATTTTAATTATCAAAAATATCCTAAAGGTCATGCATATAATGGTTGGCATTGTGAAAGAGGTGGCATAGATTGTGTAAACAGAATGTTGGTGTGGATGATGTATTTAAATGATTGTGAAGATGGTGGCGAAACTTCATTTTTATATCAGAAATATAACATGAAACCTGAAAAAGGATTACTACTATTTTGGCCTTCAGATTTTACACATACACACAGAGGACTGCCTAGTCATAAAACAGAAAAAGAAATAGTTACCGGTTGGTACTCATATGTTAAATTAGGAGATAATTTGCGATGGAATTAAAACAAGAAGAATTTAAAAAACTTTTAGAAGAATACACTTTTAATATTACAGAACAAGATGTGTTCAACTGGTTTAAAATAAGAAGAAGATTTCCTCATGAGTTTCACACACAGACACCTAGTGTAGAGGTTATAAACTCATATGAGGGTAATTCTCAACATAGAGGTATTTTTGATAGTGAAGGTTATGTTGATGAATATAAGGTTATGAATTATTATGAAAAAGGTCATACATTTATAATATTTAATGTATTTGATTTAACTGAAGAATTAAGAATGTTTGAAAGTGCAATATCAGATAGTTTTGCGTTTTATCCTGTATATGGTAATTTATATTGGAGTAAATCAGGTGATGGTGGATTTCCTAGTCATGACCACCCACAGTATGATGTTTTTGTAAAACAAATTTATGGAACTTCTCATTGGGTTTTGAGTGAAACAGAAGATGTTATAATGCCACCTGGAGATGTATTATACATACCTAAAGGAACTAAACATTGTGTAAAATCAACAGATGGTCCTAGACTATCATTAACAATTAACATGATATGATAATAGATAAATCAACACACCCTTGGTTTATAAAAAATATGTATGATAAAGTTACTCATATTCAACCATACGGACAATACCCTGTAGGAATTAGATTTCATTTAGGTATTATTGATAATCATAATGAAATGAAAAAGGCATATGAAAGTGATAATGAGTATTATGTAGATGACCTTGTTGGTAGAAAGATTGCTACTAAAACATTAAGAGAATTAAGAAAAACTGGTGCATATTGTTATGAAAATAATGAATCATTTGATTATGAAGACTGTACACCTTATCCAATAAAATCATTAAAAAATGACCATTGGCATTATTTGAGAACAAATACTTATTGGGGCAAAAGAGGTCTTACATTATTTGGGCCTTGTATGCACACATATTTTTCAGAAGAAAATCATAGTAAAGTATTGTTTTGGAATTATGTCTATCAAGAGTTTGTAATGAAAAACAGAATAAAAACTGCAAGACCTACGACCACAATAAATCAGGATGATAATATTCAATCAGTTGTTATTTCGCATGAGGGCTTAGATAGAGAAATATTAGTGATTACTTCTACTGAAGATGAGTATAGAAATCACACAGAATCATTAAAAAACACTAAAATATTTGTAGAACCTGGAGAAAATCAGTTAAAGGTTCTTTATAAATAGTACTATGGCAATTACGATTACAGACAGAGCATTACAAGAGTTTACTGATTATTACCAAGACCCTGTAAATAATTATATTCTTATATATTCAAGAAAATTAGTGTTTCAAGATTCAGTTACAGTAAGTGGTTCGCTTACTGGCACAGTAATACCTCTATTAGCGTTTGACGCTATGAATGTAGGTAAAAAAGAGATTGTTTATAATATAGAAGGTGATGATACTAGTGGTGTAAAAGAACTAACAGTTTTACCAGCCTCAGACCCAATAGATGAATCTGAAATTTTTGTTGATGAAACTAGAACGCCTAATAAAAATTTCTTTTATTTTAATTCTGATACAAGAATAGGAAGAAGTGTATCACAAATTGCTCAAACATCTAGTAGTGATAATCAACAACAAATAGGAAGTTTAGATTTATATTTAACATGGTCGAATGATGACAATTCTTTCATAGGTAATTCTACTGTTGATTTTGATGAAGTCAAAAATATACTCACTATAGATATTACACCATGACAGAACTAAACTCACTAACAAGACAACCAACTAAGCTTGATTATGCAGCTGCTACTCAGTTTAAGTTTAATATTATTAAACTACCTAAAGTAGAATTTTTTTGTACATCTGTAAATGTGCCTGGCATTACTTTAGGTGAAACTTCTCAACCAACATCACTAAAAGACATACCAATACCTGGTGATGTTTTAACTTATGCAAGTTTAAATATGTCTTTTCTTGTAGATGAAAATTTAGAAAACTATCGTGAGATACATGGTTGGTTAACAGGTTTAGGCTTTCCTAAAAATCATACACAATTTGAAACATTAGTTAATGCTGGTACTGATAGATTTCCTACTGCAAATGCAACTGCAAATAGTAGAGAAGCAGGTAAAGTAGATGATACTGGATTTGACGCTGGTGCTCAATACTCAGACGCCACTTTATCTATATTATCAAGTAAAAATAATCCTGTGTTAGAAGTAAGATTTAGAGATTTATATCCTACTTCATTATCAGGTTTATCATACGACCAACAAGCTGGTGATACTTCATATCTTACAGGTGATGTAACATTTAGTTATTTAATATATGAATTTGCAACTGTGGGAAGTGCTACAACTACTGAAACTACCACATAAGACTTGACATTTACTCAGTTTTATTATATAATGGATAGATTATGACATTAGAAGAACTACAAGAGCAGGTCGATAAAGACCTCAAAATAAATGATACTGAACTTGACTTAGAATCTCTAAAGACACCTCAGTTACACAATAAGTATCTCAAACATTACAATAACTTTAAACTGTTATTGACCAGAGCTGAATCTGATTACAAGATACTTAAAAGAGTAAAATGGGAATACTATACAGGTAAGGCAAGTCCACAAGTATATCAACAAAAACCTTTCAATTTAAAAATAATGAAATCAGATATAGACAAGTATCTAGAATCTGATGAAGAATTAATCAAAGCAAAACAAAAGATAGACTACTTAGAAACTGTTGTCAATTACTTAGATAGAACACTAAAGATTATTAGTGGTCGTGATTGGCAGATAAGAAACTCAATAGAGTGGAGAAAATTTACTTCTGGTGCTATCTAATGTTTCTTCAAGAAGTACACCATATTTTTAAGAACGCCCTATCTATAGATGAGTGCGACCATATCTGTAGTCTTGCACATGCTGAAGAATTAAAAAGGGCAGAAATACAAGATGGTGATAGTAAACATAGAAGTAGTATGGTCACCTGGATTAATGACAATCAGGTAGTAAAATCTATTACTGAAAAAATCTTTCGTGCAAATGCCGAATCTTTTAAGTTTCAATTGTCTACAATAGAACCTTTACAATATTCTAGATATGATATAGATGACCATTACAACTGGCATATTGATTCTCATTTTGACGCCTACGAAAACGGCATGATACGAAAACTGTCTTTTACTGTAATACTAAATAAAGAGTATACAGGTGGTGAATTTGAGATTACTGTTCCTAACCCTAAGAACATTGATACATCATCTACTTATGATAAACCCAATGTGGGTGATATAATATTATTTCCCTCACACATATGGCATAAAGTACACCCTGTCAAATCAGGTGTTCGTAAGTCATTAGTAGGGTGGGTGTTAGGTAATCCTTTTGTATGAGAAATATAATACTTACTAAAAAGAATGATGTACACTTAGTAGTGGATGCTGATGAAGATGTACGCCGAGATTTAGGAGAACACTTTACATTTTCTGTACCTGGTTTTAAATTTATGCCTGCCTATCGTTCAAGACATTGGGATGGCAAGATAAGATTATTCTCATACACAAATGGTCAAATCTATACAGGTCTATATCCTTACATACTAAACTGGTGTCAAGAAAATGATGTTGAAGTAGTAGATAGAACAGACATTAAAGACGCCAATGTAGATGATAAACTTGTCGATTCTTTCATCAAGAAACTAAAGATACCTTTTGAAGTAAGAGACTATCAAAAATCGGCGTTTATTTACTCTATGATAAAATCAAGGTGTTTAATGTTATCACCTACGGCATCCGGAAAATCTCTGATAATTTATCTGATGGTAAGATTTAATTTGATACGCCTGAAAGAAGAAGAAAACAATAAGATTCTTATAGTAGTACCGACTACTTCTCTAGTAGAACAA